CCAACGGGCACCAGTAGGCCGCTCTTGGCCGCGCCAGAAGACGATGAGCCCTAACATTCCCTTCCCATTGTTTCTTAAGCTTCATAGGGCTTGACAATGGCTTCGCTTGTCGTCAGGCTAGTGTTGCTGCTTTTCTTCCATGGATTTTTCGCTTGGTTCTGTTGGCGATTTCTTGCGCAAAGCGCAGGGCGCAAAGGCTAAGCAGCGGGAAGCCATCAACGAACACCTCGAGCCTTTCCTGGACGATCCCTCCACTTATGCCATGCCCCCCGCCATGGCAGCAGCCTTGGAAGATTTGTATGAGCAGTTTGGTGATGAAGCCTTGAAACAAGTGGGCATGGTGGCCATTGGTAAATGGGCCTCCACTCATCAAGAAATGCTTGAAGAGCATTTGGCTAACGATGGCTATGCAGAAGCCATGCTTACCATGAACGACTTATCAAAAATCACCACTGCCCTTCGCATTCTTGCGGACATTGGCTCGTTTGGTGGAGACGAAGACTATCGAAACGCGCTGAAGAAGCAAATCAATCAGGCAGTGCTTGAACAAATTGAAGAGAGCGGCCGTAGCGTAGAAGACATTTTCAACGGAGGGGAATCATGAGCTGGCTAGGCCCTTATAAGATTATTTTTGAGAACGGTTTGCAATTGTGCCTCTTGGCCTATAACGAAAATCAGGCTCGGCTGCTTGCTTATGAGACAGTTCCCCTTCCCATTGCTTTTGTTGTTGCTTTGCTTTGACGATGACCTCCTCAGCCCCTGCGCTAATCATGCCTCCCATGGTCACCATTTGCATTCCGCCCATCTTGAAGCAAGAAGCTGAGTATGTGGCAGCAGAAGAACCGTTGGTGCATCCCGCGTGGAAGAAGATGGCCCAGCAAGGGCGCCATTTCGTTCTGCGCACGTCTGAACTAAGCGACGTGGAGGAACTGGCCGATTGGGCATCGAGCTGGCTGGAAGAGCCTCTTGAACCATTGAACAAAGCTAAGCGGCAGGCTTTCCAAAATGTGATCGTCAGGGCAGGGAGACATGTGGTGTTGAGGCCGGTAGGCAAGGGAAGAATGCTGGCGATGGCATGGAAAACCAACGATAAGTAGCGCTAATCGCCAGAAGGCTTGACGAAGGCTCGAGAGCAGCGGCACACTAAGCAGGCGATCAATCCACTTTCCTTCCCATGGCAACCATCTACCGCGACTCGCTTGGCACTTCTGCTTTCACCAAGAGCAATGCTCTGGTGATGAACGGCAATCACCCTGTCGTTGCATGGAGCTTTCGCATTAAAGACCTTGAAGAATGGCTCATTACATTAGAAGAGACCATGCTTCACGAGGAAAATATGGCCAACCGTCTTGTGATGGAAAGGCTCTTTTTCAGCCTCAAAGGAGCCCATTCCAAGCACAAGCAACAGCACGATGAAATTCAAACTGAAGCTCCGTCCGAAGATGATCTTATGGCTTACCTTGAAGCTTATGCAGTGGCAATCAGCAGCGAACCCTACCAATACTGACAAACAGGGAGCGGCCCTGCGCAATGATGATGACTATGATGACTGGGAAGTAGGCATGGAGCCCATACCAGGAGACACTTCTTGGATCAGCGTCAATCACTAGCGCCCTTAAGGGGCGCTTTTTAATGCAAGGAGCTAAGCCTCCCACAAAGCAATAGAAAAGGGGAGCTTTCGCTCCCCCTTCCCGCTGCTTAAGCTTCCGATGCTCCATTGTCCCTCAACAAAGGGGAACAGTGCCCTACAGGCCCATGCATTGCCTTGGTGGTTCTCGCGAAGTCACCCACTGTTCTGAAGCGTCCACCCTTACGGCGTCAACGACGGAGCTTTCGCTCAGGACCAACTCAAGCTTGCAAAGCATAGCACCTTGACTGGGCCCCGGCACAAGGTCTTGACGACTTTGGTACAGTAAGGGCTGCCAGGAGGCGACTCCCTGGTCCCTGCTACTTACTTTCTTTTCCTGATGCTTTTTCGTTTTCTCTCTGCTGCTTCCGTTGCCCTTGGTGCTTTGGTACCATTTGCTGCGGAGGCTGGATCGTCGTGCGGCTCGGTTTCGCACTATGGCATTGGTGATGGCTATCACGGCCAAAGAGCCGCTGATGGCAGTCGCTTTGATGCCTACGGCCTCACAGTTGCCTCTCCATCGCTTCCTCTCGGCACCCGCTTGCGCGTGGTGAATCCAGCCAATGGGAAGTCAGTGATGGTGAGGGTGACCGACCGAGGTCCTTGGTATGGCGATCGCATTCTTGACCTTTCTTACGGTGCTTTTGCTCGCGTGGCCAATCCCTCACAAGGAGTTGCACGACTCTGCTACGCCAGGGCATGATGCCGAAGAACGAGAATCCACGAGCGCCCCGCAAGGGGCGCTTTTCTTTTGCCGGCTGGCCTTGTATTGCAAAAAGCAACAAAGGCTCAATGGGGGCGGGCTGGCTCGGTATTGTGAGCTGGTTCGCCTCTTTTCCATGCAGTCCTTCTTTGCTTTTGCTGCGCTTTCTGGCATGCTCACTGTTCTGGCCTGGTCCTATGTGACCCATCCCCAGCAGCCAGACAATCAGCAAGCCTACTCCAAATGCATAGAGCACCATCCTCAACAGTACTGTCGCTTTGAGCACTTGCCCAGCACTATTACCCATAAGCAGCGCTAATGGCCCAGGGGCTTCACAAAAGGCCTCGGACCAGCGATCATGGTCACCAAGGGCGCGAGCCCACCTTTCCCTTCCCTCCAATGGACAAAACCAGCATCATTAAGCAGTTCGTTTTCGAGGCTGGCAGCAGCATCATCAGCGTGCAGTTTGTCAAGGCTGATGGCGCCGTGCGCAAGCTTCAGTTCAACCCTCGCGACTCGCAAGAAATCAAGGGCACGGGCCATGCTCTCAAGAAGCCCTCGATCATCCGCTGCCGCGATTTCGCCATCGCCCGCAAGGAAGGGCAAGGAGCCTGGCGTTCGTTTGATTGCGAGCGCGTGACCAGCATCAAGGCCAATGGTAAGGAGCTGGTGTTCTAATCATGGCAGTTCTTGATCGCGACAACTTCTGGAGCCTATGGGCACTGTCGGACATGGCATGGACCATGCTCGACTCCAGCCCTGACAGGCAAGCCCTAGAACGACAAGCCAGAAGCCTCAAGGCCGTGTTCATCACCAAAACGTTCATGGTGGTACAGGGCACGCAGAGCCCAGGCCGTTTGTAAACAATTGTTGCGGAGGGACTGGCCAGGCCCCTCCTGCCTGTACATTACTGTCACAGGGCCGCGAGGTCCACCTTCCTTTCCTCCCATGGTCAACTACTCCCAACACAGCGGTCCCATCCGCCGCTACCTCCGCAAAGAACTGCTCCACTTCACTGATGGCACCATTGCCGAACACACCAGCAAGGAAGTAGAGCGTCTTGCCTTCCCCGAGCACGAGCCCCCCATTGTTTCAAACCTTGGCTTGTGGGTGGTGCCAGCTTCCGCTTACTACCTGCAATCCTGGAAGGACATCAACCCTGCCATTAGCAACGTCACTTTCTCCTACAAGAGCCTCTGATCATGGCAACCGTTCCTACCGTCCATCTCAACGGCACCGGCTTTACCACGCTGCGCGATGGTTACGCTGCTGCGTACGATGCCATTGACAAGGCCATTGATGCCCTGGCAAAAGCCGAGTTGAATGGTCGGGATTTCTATCCGCAAGCGCCTGGCGCCTACTACCAGGCTCGTGCTGAGCGTGACGATGCTTTTGATCAGCTTCGTGCTGTTCAGGCTTATGTGGGCGAGATGCTCGCTGGCATTTGCGACCAACGTCGTTGATTGTGACGATTTGTTAACTGGCCCTTGCTCCATTTGACTTTTGTCGGAACAAGGGCTAACTTTTGGATCAAGCGGCTCGACCCCGCTCCCTTCTCTCCAAACCCATGGCTCATCAATTTTCTTCCGGCGCTTTCTTCCACGGCCAAGCCGCTTGGCACAAGCTTGGTCACGTGGTGGATGGCACCCTCCCTGCTCGCGAAGCTTTTGCCCTTGGCGAAGCCGACTGGGAAGTCATCAGCACTCCCATCTTTGATCCCGCTGGCCAGCCCATTGAAGGCTTCCAGGCCATCACTCGTGGTGACAATGGGAAAGTGCTTTCCGTTCAGAAAGAAAGCTACACGCTCGTGCAGAACGAACAGCTCATTCGTCTGGCCGAGGCCCTGCACGAAGATGCAGAAATGAGCGCAGTGTGCGTGCTCGACGAGGGCCGTAAAGTCACCTTCACTGCCAAAATCAATGGCGCAGAAGGCGAAGTGCTCAAGGGTGATGAAATCTGTCAGTACATTGTTGGCGCCACTAGCCACGATGGTTCCATCGCCTTCCAAACCCTCTTCACTCCCGTGAGAGTGGTTTGTGCCAACACGCTCAGCGCTGCTCTTGGCCATGCCGAACACACTGGTGCCACCGGCAAAGGCAAGCGTATCAGCATTCGCCACACGATGAACGCCAATGCAATGATCGAGAGGCTTCCCGAAATCATTGACATCAAGCGCCAGCAATTTACTGCCGGGCTTGAGGAGCTGGAAGCAATGGCGGCAAAGCCCTGCACCAGTGCTCAGTTCAAGGCCTATTGCGAAGCCGTGTTTGCTGACCAACTGGCTGGCACTGTCAACGCTAAGCGCGGCGATAAGACCACTGCTCGTCCCAAGACACTGGCTGACCTGCCTCAGTAGGACAGCGTGGCCAACAAGTTTGCTGGTGACGGCATTGGCTTCGACATCAAAGGCGTGCAAGGCACCTACTGGGGCGCCTACAACGCCATCACCGAGTGGGTGACGCACGAGGCTGGTCGTGGTGATGACATCGAGGCTGCTCGCAGGCGCCTGGAAAGCCAATGGTGGGGCACTGGTGCTGCCACCATCACCAAAGCCCATGCCCTGGCTCTGGCGGCCTGATTGTAAAGATAAGCAACAGTGATCGTTTAAGGGGCTGGAAACGGCCCCTTTTTGTTTTATTGTTGTTTCAACGAGCCGAGGGGCTCTCCACCGATTTCCAGCCATGCAAACCATCGTTCTCTTCCGCCTTTTCGAGCAAACCCCTGATGGAGCCATTCGCCAGTGCGGCTTCACCGGCCCCGATCGTGAAGAAGCCCTGCTCTGGCAGCAAGAAATGCAACAGTGCTTCCCCGCCAATCGCCACTGGATACGACCGGTGTTCAACCATGCAAGTGCCTAACCACCAGCACAACAGCGGCAAGCCTCCCAAGCGGAGGCTCAAGCCACAAGCCCTAAGGGCCGCCAGAGCCCGCAGACAAGCCCTTCTCAACCAGCTCCATCATGCAAGACGCAATCAACATCCTGGCCATCAGCAACAAAGGCCGTAGCCGCATTGGCACCACTATCACTACTGCCATTGTTGAGCAAGATCACCACGACAAGCTTTTCATTGTGCTGCCGCAGCATAATCAATGTCGATGGATAAAGAAAACAAACGATCCTGATTTTCGCATTATTGAGGACTGATCATGACCGCCCTTTCCATTGTTTGGCTGTTCAAAGACGATCAAGGTTATGAAGACTATGCTCAGTCTGAAGAAGAGCGTGATCAGCTCCATTTGATTTACAAAGAAGCTGGCACCAATTATTCCGTCACTGAACTCATCAGAGGAGAAGATCAATGATCACCATTCGCAACTATTCTGACAACGGCCCTTATTTTCCTCCCACGCAAGGCATCTATCAGGCCAGCTCTCTCAAAGAACTCCTTTTCCATGTGAGACTGTGCATAGAAGACGGAGACTATCAAATAGGAGTGTTTGATGACAATGGAGAATGTAAAGGCTTCTGGGTGGATGAAGCAGAGCCTATTGATGATGGAGAGGGCTGTATGGTGCTTGGTCCTAAGTGCTACGTGCTCTACAGGCCTGGCAGCATCGGCAAAGGATTGTGGAACCTTCACCTCGCCAAATTCAAGAGGGCTTGATCGTGATTCTCATTGATTATTTTTCTGAGGCCTGCTGCAAGGGCACAGAACTCGTTGAAGGCTGGTATTGGTATGAAGACGATGGGGATGAAGTGGGAGGGCCGTATGACAACGAAGAAGCCGCTATTGAAGCGGCTCAGAAGCAGGAAGACTGGTGAGGCTGGTGAGGTCCGGCTATGGTTTTAAAAGATCCGGCTGCGAGCCTAAAAGACCCGGCTCGCAGTCTAAAAGGGTCCGGCTCGCTCGGTATCTAGGGTCCGGCTCGCTTGGTATCTATTGCAATTGCGACGCATTCTCAATTGCTTTTATGCGCATAACCGCATAATAGTACAAATGTACTATTATAAGCAAATCTTATCATTCCGGCCTGATCTATCAGCATTGCTTATCATATAAGGGATTGTGAACAATACGGTTCCCCGGTCGGGAATGTGCGCTTTTATTGTCCGGTTCCCTAGTGGGGAATAGGGGATTCTGGCCAGTCGATTCCCCGGTTCGCCGATCGGAAATAGCGCGTTACAGAATGTGACAATCGCGCTCAGTCTCGCCCGTCTCGCGCTATGGGCGGCGGTGTTGCGCAGTGTGACAATGGCGGTTGACAGTGTGGGGGGATGCATGGTATCCGCGCGGGCGCGATTTCTTTCTTTCCCCTTATGGTCGCCGCCCCGTAGGCTCCTGGACAATCGGCCAAACCACAAAACCGCCACACCGTCCAGGACCTTGGGACACTTGCGCAAGTGTCCCAAGGTCCTGGACCGTGGGCCAGATTGGCGGCATGATGGCGTCAAGCGATCGGAGACGGTCGCCGCAGTTCCTACTTTCCTTTCATGAAAGATTCACAACTTCTAGGGTTTTGGACTATGGGCGCCAATGGTCTCCCTGCAGATCGCCCGCAATGGCGCCGCCCCGTAATGCCGGGCGAGACCATGCCGCCGGCCCCTAGGTCTCGCAATGGCGCCGCCCCTAGCCTGCCGCCCCTGCAGTATCGGCAGACTATGAGCGGGCGTCGTGTTGCATGGGATGAGCCGGGCGAAACTTTCTAGGCTTTCTTTCTTTCCTTTCTTTCTTTCTTTCTTTCAAATCATGAAACTTTCCGCGCGTTCCTTCCATTTGACCGTTAAGTCTGACAACGCCAAAACCGGGCCGATGGCAGTCAGTACAAGTTCAAAGGCTACTTGTTCCCCTTCCTGCCCTTTCCTGCCGGAGAATGGCGGCGGCTGTTACGCTCAGTCTGGCCCGCTTAACTTGCACTGGCTTAAGGTTACCAGCGGCGAGCGTGGGGAAAGTTGGGCCAAGTTCCTGAATAAGCTTTCTTTCCTTCCTGCAGGTTCGCCATTTCGCCACAACCAAGCCGGCGATCTTCCGCACAATAACGGAAAGATCAGTGAAACTTTTATCAGGAAGATGATCCTAGCAGTGTCACACTTGCGGGCCTACACTTACACTCACCACAAGCTAACCCTAGGGGAGAATCTTTCTCTCATCAGGAAAGCAAACCGCGCAGGGTTCACTATCAACGTAAGCTGTGAAAGCGAGGCACAAGTGGATGAAACAATCGCCTGCAATCTTCCTGCCGTCGTTGTAGTGAAAAGCGATGAAACTAGGACGCAATGGCGCACACAAGCCGGCAACATCGTTCTAGTTTGTCCGGCACAACGTAGCGACACTGTAACCTGCGCAGACTGCATGCTGTGTCACAAGCGCGGCAAAAGGGTTGCCATTGGCTTCCTGGCCCATGGTACCGGCAAAAAGCGCGCGGAGGCTAGCCTGGAAGCCTCTCAGAGCGCCGCAGGTTGACGCTACGGGGAAAGATGGGGCCCCAGGAAAGATCGGTGTTCCTGGGGCTTGTAGGGGAAATTCTCAACAACAGCGACTATTGCGAACGACTCATCACCATTCCTGATCAAACCAATCCGCCAAACTGTAGCAACGGATACAGACACAGAGCAGTAGCGGGTGGTATGGGCGTGGATTGGGGCGGGGTTACCCCCGTTAAAAGCGACGTAATTTTCAAACGACTTTTTTTGCTTTTGCTCACCGCGCTACATTCTTTTCGTTTATTTTCCATGGCCCGAAAGCTAGTGCGCACTGCGCGAACGATCTAAAGCTTGCGAAAGGGAGTGAGCGCACTAAGATTGTTCCCGAACGTGCAATCGTTCTCAAACATAAGATTGTGCAAAGAAGGGGCCTATGTTAAGGAGCCGCCCCAAGCGGCGTTGTTCGTGCCCCTTCTTTAGTCTCAATATTGTCTCAAACTAGTCTTAAATGAGACTGGCGGTAGCTGCGCACACCATGGGCGATCAAACTACTGTCAGAAAAGAAATGGTTGAAAGGAAGGTGGCAGGGAGGGAGCCCTAGGATCGTACGCCTTGGGGGCTAATGCTCGTAACGGGCTCCTAGCGAAGGTTTCTTAAAAGAAGCAGTCGAGAGGAGGGTTGTTGAGAAGAGCCGCTATGAAAAGGTCGCTTTGGGCTCCCGCTCGAAGCGGCTCAGGCGAAGGAAGCTTAACTGCTCGTGACAAACGTTCGTAGATGCGTTGCTTGTCAGTGGAATACGCTGCGCCTATATACAGTGTACAGGCTAATCTCATGAGTCTCAAGCTGTCTCATAATGAGACTGTAGTCATAGCTTGATTCTTGATGATTGTGCCAGTTAACAAACTGGCTTTTATGAGCAAATTAAAACAATAATTGCTTCGGTTAGCATGATTTCCTTTCTGCCATGGCTTACACGGACAGTCGTTGCGACTATGTAGAAGTGACGGAACTATGGAGGGTGTATGTGCCTTCTGAGCGCTCTTGGAACAAAGCAGTAAGAGAGCTTGAGAAAGCCATCAAGCCAGAAAAGACCAGCTTTTACCGCTCAGGACTGCTAGCCCGTAACCACGGGCATCAAATGGACTTAATGAACTGGCAGTTGACAAAAGGCGAAGACCAGCTACCCTGCTCCTATCCCGACTGGTGAAACCATCGGGGCTCCCTCCCCGACTGGTGATCACCGTGCCCTTCGACGAAGAACTGTTCGCTCTTGCCATGGACCACACAAGCAGCTCAGAGCTTCCTGCCCTGAAGAAGCGCTTTAAAGGCTTTTCCATTTGTAAAGACATGGCCACTGCTGCTGCCTTTGGCTACCTTGCCGCCATGCGCGATCAAGAAAAAGAAAACGCCGCTGAAGAGACCACCATTTTCGACAGGGTGTTTGCCACTATTGAACACCCTGCCACTAATGCCTGCGAAACTACGGAAATCATCATGGGGCTTGTATTTCTTTGGCTCAAGGAAGAATTTATTGAAGAAGGCTTCGCTGGTACTATCATCGACTTCCTAGAAGAACGCTTTGCTTCCTATGTCAAGCCCAGTGTTCTTGATTAGTCTCGATAAAAAACAGAAGCAGCATGCAACACTGCAAAACCTTCTAAATTAAGACGCTGTAGTCGTTCAGGGTAGAAGCAAGCAATGCGCTCGTCTTCCATTTCCTTTCCTGATGCTGCAATTCTCAAATCAGCACTGTCATGGGAGCAAGCAATTGCTCCTTTTCTTTTTTCATTGTGCCAATAGTAATAAGAGCGCTCAAAAAGATCTGGCGAATATAGTTCAACAGCTCTGCTATAGACAGTCATATAGCGAGCCATTGTTTTTCTGTTGCCAATGGCATAAAGGTCGCAAATGTCGTTTGAGTGAGCGCCTTCATGCAGCCACAATTCAGTGGTGGGCTCTGGCCCTTCCTTTTTTCCTTCCCATTGATCTTCCCACCATTCAGCATGCAAGCGATCACATTGAAGACAGCCACCGCCTCCGCCAGGGTGGGGATGAGCCTTTTCGTTTGCAGCAATCAATAAATTTTGGAAACGATGGTCAGTGGAGAGAAAAAATTCCCGAACGTTCCATCTGGCAGGAAAAATGTCGAAACGAAGTTTAACGATAGTATCGTGCTCAATATTATTTTCCTTTTCCCATTGAAGCATTGCTTCGTAGCTGCGCTGCATTGAATAGAGTTGCATGCCAATGTGCTTCTTCGCTGCTTGCTTGTCCAAGAGAAATGCTCTTTCGGGAAGCTGTAAAAAGGCCTCTTGCTCTTCTTCGTCCTCAAAGAAATAATTGCGAAACGGCAATGCCGCTATCATGCCCTCTTTGTCTTCTAACGGGCTTTTCACATAGGAGCCTTCAATGCGTCGATTGCCCTTCATCTCAGCATGACAATCAACAGTCCATGAATGGAAGAAGCAATTAACAACAGCTCCTCCGTCTTCCAGCTCTTTTATCATTTCTCTCCATCGTCCCACATGCTTAAAGAAAGAACGCCTATGACCAGAGAAGAGAAGAGCGATGTACACGGCCAAAAATAAAAATTTTCTTTTGCGTAGTCTATTTTACCGTTTGTATTTTATTTTTCTAGTAGCCTAAGAAATCATAGCCATCAAGCCATGTTTGATGATTTGCCAATGCCTTTTATGGTGGGCAGCATTAAGGTGTGGCCAGCTCATAGCCGGCCTGGCTTTAGCTGGTTCATTGCTCACGAAGGACGGCCCTATTATTTTCGCTCTCGCAACGAGGCTGTGCTGTTTGCAAAGGATGCTCAAAGCGGAAGTGATTCTGAAGGCTTGTGTGATTGACTGAGGGCAAAGGTTTTTGCGCTAGTCTGCTTTGGTTGGTCGTTGGCCCGCTAGGCGGGCTTTTGTTGTCTTATGAAGCTCAAGGAACAGGCGAAGTGTGAAAAGATTGCTCGCACCGGTCGTGTGCAAAGCTGGCTTGACGAAGCAGACGGAAGACTGCCCGTAAGCTGCACGGTCTTCGTCGTGGATGATTCAATGGAGGGGGAAAATGGCATTGAAGCATCGTGGCGTTTTGTTTCTCATGGCCTGCGCAATGGTGCAGGCGTAGCAGTGCATTTGTCTGAGCTGCGTGGCAAAGGCGATGAAAATGGAAAAGGCCTTGTTGCAAGTGGTCCCATTAGCTTCGGCAAAATTTATTCCACGCTCAATGAAATTCTTCGCAGAGGCGGACGCTATAAAAATGGGGCCGTAGTGCTTCATCTTGACTATTCGCATCCTGACATTCTTGATTTCATCAAAGCTTCTCGTCAAGAGCTTCCATGGGTGAAGAGGTGTGTGAATGTGGATGAACAGTTTATTGAGAACTCTTCTCAAGAGCTTATTGATGAGCTGCTAAAAGGCATTGCTTCTGGCGACATCTGGCTTAACAAAATTCGGTACGATCAAGAAGGAAAGCGCATCCGTGCCAATGTCTGCCTTGAAGTTTATCTTCCTCACCGTGGCACTTGCCTTCTTCAGCACGTCAACATGGGTGCTTGCGACATCGACGAAGTAGAAGCGGCTTTTGTCGAGGGCATGGAGCAATTGTGCGAGCTTCATGGCGGCACGGGCGTTGGCGATACGGGCGAATATCTCCCTCCTTCTGTTGACAAGCAAGTGGGCCTTGGCATGCTTGGTCTTGCCAACTTCCTTTCCCTCCATGGCATTTCTTACGAAGACTTCGGGAAGGCCCTGGAAGCCCTGAACGATGATGACCCCCATCCATGGTGCCACTATTGGGGCGAGAAGCCTGCTGGCAGGGCTGCAGCAGCCATTCGTAATGGCATTGAGGCAGCGGCAAAGATTGCTCGTGAAGCTGGCATGCATCGTGCTTTCTGCATTGCTCCCACAGCATCTTGCTCTTATCGCTATATCGATAAGAAAGGCTTTACAACTGCCCCTGAAATTGCCCCTCCCATTGGACGGCTTGTTGATAGGGACTCTGGCACTTTTGGCGTGGAAAGTTTTGACTATGGGGAAGTGGAAATTGCGGAACAAGTTGGCTGGAGCACTTACGTTCTTGTCGTGAATGAACTCGTGCGTTTGTATCAAGCCACTGGCCTTTTTCACGGTTACTCCATGAACACATGGGGAGATCTGGTTACTTACGATCGAGAGTTCCTTCAAGATTGGCTAGACTCTCCTCAGACAAGCATGTACTATTCCTTGCAAGTCATGTCTGACATGCAAAGAAAGGACGATGCTTACGCCGCTCTTGATGACGACTTCAAGAGCATATTTGGACTCGAAGATAGCGAGCCTTCTGGAGAGGTTGTTACTTGCAGTTTGGATGCAGGCTTCTGCTCTAGCTGCGCTGAATAATTCTCTCTCCATAGTTCTTTACAAAGGGGGAGTTTCTTCCCCTTTTTCATTCTTTTCCATCGCTTTCCTAAATATGATCGCCTCCCAGCAGAGTCCCTATTTGAATGTCCTTGCCAAAAAGCGTGCATGGACGCCTGTGCAAGTGGCAAAAGGACAGGTGACAGAGGGCGCTGAAAGCACTTTGCTTAAGGCTTTGGCATTGCGCCACCTTGAAATTCCCGTAAAGGAGCTTCTCGAGGAGGGTATGAAACGCGAACTACCCTCCACCCCTGGCCTTATTGAGACTCTTCGCTCTAACCAGGACGATGAGGACCGCCACTTGGAGGCTTTGAACTACGTGGCCGACGCCCACGGTACTGACGCAAAGTCAGAGCGTGAAGTGATGAGCATTTTGAAAGCTTGGAACGAGCACCCTGCTCATCCCATTCTCAAGGCAGGCATTATGGAACGCTCTGTTTTTTTCGTGGCGCTTCCGTTTTTCAGACAGACGGGTGACGTGGGCATGCGCACTGTCTCGCAAGATATTTCGAGAGATGAAAGGGTTCATACCGTGGTCAATGCCATGGTGAGCAAGGAACTAGGGGAAAAGGAAAGCCAAAGTCTTGACAAACTTCGCGCCGCCACTGTTGCTTGGCTTTTTGATGATCTCGGCGCCTCGTCCAATCAATGGCTGAACAAAGATTTTTGGCTGCGTCAATCTCGCTCTTTATTTTGGACTGGCAAGGCTCCCGAAATGGCCGCAACTCGCAGCAGCCGATGCCCTGCTTTTTTCGAAAGCCCCAACACTTCACTGCCTATGTATTCTTAGAGACCACTTGCAATCTTCCAGCTTATCCATGCTAAACTGGCGGGGTTCTTGTTCTCCGCCTTTTTCATGGAAGAAATTTGGAAACCCATTCCTGGTTACGAAACCCATTACGCAGCTTCAAGTCTTGGACGTATCAAAAGTGTTCAACGCGTTGTCAAGGATACTAAGAACGGCAAAGAGCGCACTCGCGTGTTCAAAGAGAAAATCCTTCGGTTTAATATCAGCAAGAGCCATGGGCGAATGTCTGTGATGCTGTCTAAAAATGGAGAACTGAAAAGAATTCTTGTGGATCGCCTTGTGTGCCTTGCTTTCCATGGACTTCCTCCAGAAGGGAAGGAAAACGTTTTGCACTACGACGACGTTCACACCAACAATGTGCCAGAAAACCTTAGATGGGGCAGTCTCAAGGAAAATGCCGCCGACATGAAACGTAATCTTGGGTATTGGCCCGCGTACATTGACGGCAGATCCAAGCGTCCACGCAAAAAAATTGGCGACCCACTGCTCAACGAAGCCCAGGTCAGGGTGTTGTTGCGACTTCCCAAAGACATGCGGCATTTGCGTGGCTTGCGCACTCAATTGGCTGAAGCATGGGGCGTAAAGCCTTCTACTATCAGCAGTGCTAAATACGGGGGCAAAGGATGGGATGAATTGACCACGGAGCCGCTTTGGGACATGGCGGAGCGCCTCAATGGCGAACTCCTTGGGCGTGACAAGCCCAAGCGCAACACTAGCCTGCCTTCTTACGGCCGCGCCTAGTGCTATAGTTACTTGACGGTCTGAACTTGGCACTTGCCTTGGGAGGACCGTTCTTGCTCTTTAGTGTTGGATACACGTTGGGCCGATAGCCCAGAATGCCGGGTTCGATTCCTGGAGGAGCCCTTTTTCTTTTGCTACACTAAAAGCCCCGCTTTTTCTGCATTGGCTCGATTTCGCATCAGGCAGCGACCCTCTTGTGTTCGTCCGTGGGAACCAGTCTTTGACGTGGAAGAGCGCGTGTTGTGGTGGTGGGAGAGCCGTGGCACATCCTTTTTGAGGTTTGACGCCGCCTTGAAGCACCTAGAAGATCTTGATAGTGCGCCTCCAAACGTAGAACGTAAGGTTGTTTACGAAAAGCATTGATCATCATGAGCGCCTTTGTCACATCAGACTTGCATCTTGGCCATTCCAAGATCCTGGAATTTGACGCGCCAGATGGATCCCGAATGCGCCCATTTTCTTCCATCGAAGAGATGCACGAACAAATTCAAGAACGTTGGAATAAAAAAGTTCATCAGAAGGATAATGTGTATGTGCTTGGCGATGTAGCGTTTTCCAAGACTGCCCTAAGGTTTTTGGAGGGCTTCAATGGGAGGAAAGTGCTAATTGCTGGCAATCATGATCGTCTTCCCGCCAAGCTCTATCTTCAATATTTTGACGATATTCGCGGAGCTTATTTCCACCATGGGGATAGCACCATGCTTGGAGGTTTAGTCTTCACGCACATTCCCATCCACCCCAAAGGACTCGTCGGACACTATCGAGGCAATGTTCACGGCCATCTCCATTGCCATCTTGTACACACAGAAGATGGGCAAGTGGATAGGCGCTATTTCAACGCATGCTTGGAGAGAAATAACTTTGAGCCAGTAGCATTAGAAGATATTAAGGCTTATTTCAAAGCCAATGGACGAACGTCGGACGTTTAACACGCCAGTTCGCTCGCGCTGGAACGCGCCCATTCATAATTGCCTGAAAGCCATTGACAACCACATGGAGCTTTACTTCCTCCATCGTGATCCTTGGCACCTTGAAAAAGCAGCAGCGCTTAGGGCATATTTGCGCGAATTAAAAACGTACATTCACAAGCAAGAGGAAAATAGTTAACAATTTCTTAATCCATAAAGTAAGCGGTGTAACAATTGCTACAAAGCTTGCGAGATAGCTTGAATGAAAGCGCATGGCCTTCCATGACTCGCCTTGTCTATCGTGGTCTTCCTTATTTCATGGAAGAGGAGCACGAAGCCTTTTCTGCATGGTGGCAACTTCTTCATCTGCCTTCTCGCTGGCTTGTCTATCGCGGACAAAAATACCGCCCCTGTCAAGTTGACAAAGGCGGCTGGATGTAGCCTTCAGGCCACACAAGGGCGGTAGCCGTAGACTGAAGCCAACTGCGCCTGATGAAGCCTTGCGGCCTTCAGGAGCTGCAGCTTCACAAGCATGAGCTTGTTCACGACCGTTCCTCCATGGTCCCCATCCCCCGTTTCCTGGATGGCTTGCATGCACCCTTTGCAGGGCAAACGTATCTTCAGTGTATCAAACCATGCCTCACGCTGGAATCAAACCAGCTTTCATCATCAGAAGAGGCGAGAGGCAGAATGTTTCCGCATCAGGAAACAAACAGGGTGCGGCCCTGACATTCTGCCAAGTGTCCCAAGTGCTTCAACTCACTTAAGACGGTGAACGGAATCCACGATGGTGCCAGCATTGACGAGGATACTGGCAAGCCGTTGGCCAACGGGCTCCTGCAGGAAGCTTTGCAAGCTTAACAGAGAAAGCTCCAGTAGACGGCGGCTCCCTCTAGGAACAAACGCTTATTGGTGAAGCGAGCTTCGCGAAACGGCACTCTAATTTCATGCCTTTGCCCATGGAGGCTATAGCACAAACAAACCATTTCTCAAACGTCGTATTCTTTACACCCTTGATGGCCAAAGCGATTTTCGCAGGCATCGTTCCAATGCTCGCGATAATCGTCCATAAAATGCTCAAACGCAGCCTTTGCAAGGCGCAGCTCTTCGCTCATAGGGCCGAAGCTCTTGCCAGCTTCTTCTACGGCTTCTGCAGCCTTCATGGCCCAGGCAAGGGCTTCTTCTGCAGTGAAGGACGAGGCCATGGCAAGGAAGGGGAATGTGTTTAGTCTATCCTTCCAAGTTTTTCATTGCTTTAAGCACTCGCTCGGCTTCATGCAATTTTGGCAAGAGCGTTGGTTTGTAAGCGTGTTCGGCGGCTAGAAGCTGAAGCGCCGTTTGCCTGTCCGCTTCTAGCAGGGCCAGGAGAAAAGATAGTTCCTTGCTAGAAAGTTCAACGCCAATCATTTTTCAGAAAAAGTGAAATTTCAACATTTGCTGAAAATTCTAAGCACAATCATCGGACAAGACTATTCAGCCAGTCAATGTCATTCTCTTTTGAAGCTTCAAGAATAGCTGCTGCAAGTGCAAACGCATAGTCGTCCACTCCCACTTCTTTTCCTCCAGTGACCGCCCACTGACCACTTGCTCTGTAAATAACGCTCAAATTTTTAAGCTGAGTAATTGCTTTTTGATGAGGATAAAGTTCAATTAGGCCAGCATTAAAAAGCTCTTTCATCTTGCTGAAAGCTTTCATTTTTGTGCTGACCGACCAAGCTAGCTCTGCAATAGGGAAATCCTTGGAAAGATTTTGGATGATAAAGCTGCTATTGAACTGGTCGAGAACAATGCTCTGAAACTCATAAATGCGATGGTGCTCCTTGATCCACTCTTCTACTTTTGCCATATTCACTTCTTTTTTGCCACCAATTTCAAAGTCGGGCTCGAAGGCGTGAAACTTGTCCACCACTAGCCTTTCGCCCTCATAGTGAACAATACAAGCGGTGTAATCATCTCGTCCCACGCCACCTCGGGCGGGGTCCAAAGAAAGTACATAGGTGCCAGTAAATTCTTTTTCAGGGAACAATACTCCTCGCTTTTTATTTATGGCAGCTTCAACAATTTCAGTGGCCAATAATGCTGAATTGTTCTTGGCAAATTGAGCCCCGTACTCCACCCAAAATTTATCAGGATCACGCTTTAGCTCGGCATCAAGGAATGCACATCCCCATGGCAAATTGACATTCACCTCCCAAGTTGGGAGATTTACTGCCTGCATAAAGGGAAACTCTCCAGATTTTGCTTCGCAATAGTGCTGATAAAACAGGCCATCAGTGAGCCATGGAGAAGACAGCTCAAGAATGCGACCATGCTGGCCAAACTGAGCGATGGACGGTGACAGGGCGTCATAAATGGCTTTTGCGCCACGGTTAGCGTCGCCTTCAATAGCGAAGGAAAGCTCGTCCATAATGAGCATGACCACGGCTTTACCACGGGAGGCCCTGGCCGATGCAGGAATAGCCTGGAACACGCAATTGTTGCTTGTTTCAATTTCAGTGGCAGTTTCTCTCGTGATTTCATCCACGAGAGGGCTGTCCATGAGCAACTGGCGAATGTTGTTCAAGGCAAGTTTTGCCTGGCTTTGATCGTTGGCGATGGTAAGGATGTACCATTTTTCAGTTTTGCGCACGCGCCTTCTGTATTGATCCTCCAAGACAAAGCAGGCGTAAAGAGCCGCAATGGCCGCCATAAGCGTTTTGCCGCAGCGTCGCCCAAGCGCCCATACGGCGTGAGTTTTATTGCCACCGAAGTAGCCGTCGAGAATGCGCTTTTGCTCAGGCCAAAGCTCCAGTTTTAATACGTGCTTGGCAAAATCGCTGCACTTGAGAGAGCTGCTCATTTCAAGGTGGACATTGGTCGCAAATGTTCTTTAGGCATGAAATAAGCTGGCCTGCCTCGCGCAGGATCAGCCCAGAATCTCTCCTCCATCGCCTCTTTCCCGTAGCACCAGCCATGGAGCAGCGTCTTTTGGTTTTCAATGGTCACAAGTACAAATTTTTTCTCGGGGTTTTCGTTCTTTTGTACAATCAAGTCGTACTGGTGCTTGCTTCTTGTCTTCACATCAATGCCGGGCAAATCGTCTGAACCACGCTTGGCTTCGCTTTCCTTGTAAAGCTCATGCTTAAGCCCAAGGTGCGAGGCTACGGCCATCTCGCCCGCAGCGCCGAGCAAATGAATGGACAGGGCTTGATCGCCACGAGCCGCGCCCTTATTCCGTCCGCGAAGTCCTTTTGCTTCGTTCACTGACTGTCGCCGTTGTCCTTCCTCCATCGCTTGCTTCCGTTCTTCTTCGGAGAAGACAAATTCAATGGGAGTGGGCATAACTAACAAAACATCGCTGTCATCATAGCCACGTTTAGAATGGAAGCAAGCCAATAGTGTGAACAATGTCGGAAGAAGCAGTTGACCTAGGACATGCCACTGCAGACGGACTGCGTAATGACGGCCTTGCCAACGCCCTCACTGGCATGGGCATTTCCGGCAGAGATAAAAGTTTGGCCACGCAAGCGCAGCCCATCATTTTTCTTGCGCAAGAAGAACTAGAAGCTCTTTATGGCGAATGGTTGCCCCGTCGCATTGTTGATATTTATGCAGAGCAAGCCACAAGAAGGGGCTTCAAGGTGTTGTTTGGCGGAGAAGGAGCGGCGGCAGAAGAAGTGGTGGGTGTCGAGCAGGTGATTGAAGATTTGTATATTCTTGAAAACTTCATGCTCGCCTCTAAGAATTCCAGGCTCTATGGAGGAGCCGTAATTCTTCTTTACATTGACGACGGCAGGCCGGCGGATCAACCAGTTGACAAAAGCCGCATCTATTCCGTGGAAGGCATGGAAGTGCTGGATCGCTGGCAAATTGCACCAGTGATCAACGAAGAGAATTTGTACGACTATTCCAAGGCAACTTATTATCAAATTATTTCTGGCGATCTTATTCGGCAGCCGCAACTCACTTACGTCCATAAAGACAGGATTTTGCGTTTTGATGGCGAGTGGCTTCCCTACCGCATTAGGCAAAGAAATTATGGGTGGGGAATGAGCAGTTTACAAACTGTCTACGAAAGTTTTAAGCACTATTGGACCGGCCTAAACAGTGCTGCCACTTTATTGAGCGAGTTTGATATTTTTGTTCACAAGATTCGCGGGCTTGCTCAAATGCTTGCAGCGGGAAAAGAAAAAGACGTGAGAGATCGCCTTGTCCTCAACGACATGAGCAAGAGCGTTTATCGCGGCTATGCAATTGACGCAGAGAAAGAGGAGCTTGCTTTTATCAGCCGGAACTTTGGTGGAGTTGGTGAAATTCTGGAAAAAATGCGTGTTGATATTATTGGTGCTTCAAAAATTCCTCACACAGTGCTGTTTGGGGAAAGTCCTAGCGGCCTTGGTTCCACTGGGCGAAGCGAAGAGCGAGATTTTGCCAAGACACTGGCTGATTACCAACAGTCCACTTTCCATCGCCCCCTTAAAAAGCTGATGACTTACATCATGCTTAGCAAGACTGGGCCGACGAATGGGCGAGTGCCGGAATCGTGGCGCATCAAGTTTAACGATTTGTTCGAATTGAATGAAAGAGAGAAGGCCGACGTGAGGGCTCGTGTGGCGGCCGTGGACGGGCGTTACATACAGCTCGGGGTACTGAGCCCCAAAGAGGTGGCTGACGCCCGCTATGGAGGCTCTGAGTGGTCGATGGAGCTTACTCTCGATCCGTCTGTGGTGCGCGAGCTTCCTACTCAGGGAGGGGGTGGTTCCACTCAGAAGGGGAGTGGATTGGCCGTGCCTCCTGGCGGACGCGATCCCATGAACGAAGAGAACGGCACCTTGCCAATGGATGGAAGCAGGGAAGTAGAGGACGCCGCAGGATTGTTCTTGCCTCGTGACCTCGAAAAAGTGCGGGGCGATGTGCAGTTCAAAGACAAAGACCTGCATCAGCAAGCAATTGCCGCCGCCAAGTCAAAATTCAAGGTGTGGCCCAGTGCTTATGCCAGCGCCTACATGGTGCAGAAGTACAAAGAACTCTATAAGAAAAAGCACGGTGGCGGCAGTGGCTTCAAGGGGGACGATGGCGACGTGAATCATGACGATCTTGATAAATGGTTTAAGGAAGAATGGGTGAGGATTGGCGCTAACGGAGAAATTCTTGGTGAATGTGGAGGGCGCGAAGAGAAAGAAGGAAAGCCAAAGTGCTTGCCCAAGGCAAAAGCTCAGGCCATGAGCAAAGAGGAGCGACAGACAATTGTGGCCCGCAAGCGCAAGTCCGACCCCAATCCAGAACGAAAGGGGCCGGCGAAAATGGTCAGCAGCAAAGTGGATGCGATTGAGCCCGTGCAAGTGGAAGGGCTAATGCTTGGAGGCATTGACGAGGCTGCTTTTATTAGCGAGGCGGATGTTGACGCAGCACTGCAGCAATGGAAGGAAGAGGCTCCCGAAAAATTCAAGGACCTACTAGAAGCTGATGATGCTGAATAATATCGGAAGCTTCAGTGAAATTATCCTGTCCAACAGGATGGACGCTGAATGGTCTTATGACCAGAACAGCGGTCGTTATCGCGACGAAAAAGGCCGTTTTTTAAGCCGGGAGGCAGTGGAAAGGCTTGTAGACAAGCGTATTGATAAACTGGACGCAAGCCTGCGGCGCTTTACGCGCATGTTGATCGATGGATCCATCACGCTTGATCAGTGGCAGGGGAGTGTCCGCGAATCGCTTAAGGCTGCTCATATTCAGGCAGCAATTGTGGGCCATGGTGGCCGAGCCGGCATGGGCAGTGCGGAATACGGCCGCATCGGTCAGCGCCTTCGCGAAGAATATGCTTATCTCCAACGTTTTGTTTCCGACTTGCTTAGCAATCGCCTTTCTGCTCCCATGGCTCTGGCTCGCATTGGCTTATATGCTCAAAGCGTTCGCGGATCTTACTGGCAGGGTGCCGAACTTCGGCAGCAGCGACAAGGATATAGTCTCATGCGACGCATTTTGGACAGCCAGGCCCAGCATTGCGAAGACTGTCTTCGATACGCAGGACAAGGAATAGTTTCCATTGGCACGCTTCCGCTGCCCGGCCAGCGTTGCGAATGCGGGGCAAGGTGCCGCTGTAGTGTTCGTTATTACAGACAGCAAGCGCCAACAGTGCCTGTATAGTGGCATTATTGCGTCTTTGCCATGAAGGTTCTCGTTGGCAGCACTGGACTGGTCGGCTCTGCGCTGCAAGAGCAAACCAGCTTCGACCGCACCTATTCGTCTAAAGACTTTCATCAAATCACGAGCGAAAACTGGCCAATAGACCATTTAGTCCTTTGCTGTCTGCCCGCTTCTAAGTGGAAGGTCAATCAAGATCCGCTAGCTGACTTGCAAAATATCTTTTCCATTGTTGATATTTTGTCAAGCATTTGCGCTGATCACGTGACGCTTGTTTCGACAATCGATGTGTATGGGCCCGAGTGTGCGTTTATGGATGAAACCGTGACGCCCACGCTGAAAAAGCCAAGCTATGGTTCAAACCGCTTGCTGTTTGAAGGGCTTGTGAAGGAAAGACTTTGGTGCAACTCCTTGCAAATTGTCCGACTTCCCGCTCTTTACCATCGACTTATCAAGAAGAACATTTTGTTCGATTTGATCAATGATCATGAAGTGGAAAAAATTAATGCCAATAGTTGTTATCAGTGGTATCCGCTGAACAATCTCTGGCGCGATTTGCGCAAGTGCCCCGCTCACGGCATTGCCAATTTATTCCCCGCCCCCATTGAAACTGAAACGCTTATAGACAAATTCTTTCCTTCCGTAAAGAAAACGATGGGAGAGAGAATTGAATACAATCACTTTACAATGCATACAAGCAGCGCTTATTGGCCGCCAGGGCGCAAGGACAATCTCACGCTGATTGGAGAATTCATCAATGAAGCTCGGGGTTAGCGCTATTGGCTGGGAAGCCGAGGATCACGCGGATATTGTTTTGCATTTGCCTGATGGCATTGAGCTTCTGGAAGCGGTGCCCTTCAAGAGGCATAGCCATTTCTCTGGCTACTTGCAGAAATATTCGGCGCAATCATTATTCTATGGAATGGACATTGAAGCTTTCTGGGACGAGGCTAGTCTTCGGAAGTGCCTTGCGCTGTTGATCAAGCAAGCCAAAGCCTTGGGATGGAAGCGCATGATTCTCGGCAGCCCTGGACTAAGACAAGGCGATTGCCGTTATCTAATGGATGGACTTGCCGCTTGTCACCAAGAGTTAGAAGAGGCCGAATGCACCGTTTGCATTGAACCAGTGGCGAAGCAGTATGGCGG